TGACCATGCGCGGTTCAATACTAATTGTATGAACCTGCTATCATTTGTTGTTTCCAATTTGACGTTTAAATGCCGTAGATAATCATTGCGAACCGGCAAGCAATTGCTTAACAATTGCGAGTAAGTTCCATGATTTAGTACAGCTTTCTGCATTAAGTATGTACGATAACTTAACCAGTCAGACCCTAACCATCCGCACATGAGTGTTTTCCTTTCCAGATACGCTGGTAAAGACTCATATTGTTTGGCACAGAAGTACACCATGGCTCCTAAATAGGAATCATGTATTAGGCCCGTTCTCTGCATCGCTTGAAAAGGTGCAGGATGAACGTATATATCTTCTGTTTGGGCATTTAAGTGTGGCACCGTATGCAACTCAGATTTATCTAAGAAGTAATATCCTGTAGAGGAGAAAGGTCCAAATTCTCCGCAGGATAGGTGCCCGCGCCACCACACTTCTAATTGAGGCAAGAAGGTTAACTCTTCAATGAAGGTTGTAACAGTCATTTCGTGAATAAGGTATATATCCCCTAAATACAAAATAACCTGTGGTTTGCCGGTGCAATAATCGCGCAACCAGGCAAGCAAAGTATTCGCATCGTTTATGTTCACGAGGTCTGGTTTAGCCTCTAGTGTATCATAACTTGACATGAATAATTGCTGACGCGTTTGATCTTTAGATCCATAGCATTGTGTAGATGTTACATAAGTAACTTCAGACACGTTGTGTTTGGTAAAGAACGTCAAATCTCTATTAGCAGGGAAGAGCACTACAAGGGGTACTTTGCGTTTCTTTATCTCTACTCCTAATCTTGCGATGAGTTGAGAACGGAAATTGGCGGAAACAAAATGAGGATTATCATTAAGTGTCACGTCTTCACTGCGTTTTAAGAGACATTCCAAGCGCGGACGACCGGTATCGGCTACGTCGGCTGGAAGTTGGACCCTTATATCATCCACTCTAGGATAAGTTGGACGATAAGGGGCTGTGGCCGCCACTAAGACCCTGGCGGGTGGTGCTATACCATCTCCTCCGTCATTAACCTCTAAAGGTTCATCTGGAGTACCATTCCTGTCATCAGCTTCAGCATCTTGATCAGGTTTCCTTTTGCTTCTCCTTCGTGTTCGTTTACGTTTCCCGTCTGGCTTGTCCCTTTCACCTACGCAATTAAGCGCATTGGCCGGGTCAGCAACTGGTTTCTTTTCCGAATTGTCCACACAGAGATCTTCTTCCTTTTTACAAGGTTTTTCCCTTTCCTTGTTCTCAGAACCTAGCTTAACAGCGGTCTGATCTTGGGGAATGGGGAGTTCATCTGAGTTTTCCTTCAATCCTTTCTCTTCCTCCAGGGGAGGTTTTTCCGCTGCTTCCGAAGACTCATGTGAGCCTACATTCTGCAGGGGGGTCTGTGACTGAAGTTGCATCGGAATTTCTGATTTGTCCACACAGAGATCTTCTCCCTCTTTACGAGGTTTTTCCCTTTCCTTGTCCTCAGACTCTAACCTAATAGCGGTCTGATCTTGGGGAATGGGGAGTTCATC